GCATTGCAGATTCGCGCTGCATACCAGCAGAGCGCAGACGAGATTGCAAAGGGTACGGCCGACATTGTAGCGCAGATCAGGCAACAACAGGTCAAGCAGGCGGGAGAGATATTCGCGGATTCATTGCGGGGCATTGGTGAAGCTCTGCGCTCGGTAGATTTTGCGACTATCTACGGCGAAGCTGCGGACAAAGCAGCGGCGTTGAATGAAGAGCAAGAAAAGCTAATCGAGAACTTGCAGGATGGTACAGCGACGTATCAAGATTCGGTAGATCAGCTTGCTAATTTGCAGGCGCAACAGGAACAGACTGCAAGCGCAACCGCTACGGCTATCTCGCAGGCATTCCAAGCTATCGCAGATCAGCAGGCACAGGCAGCACAGGACGGTATAAACACGGTCAACGCTGCGCTAGAACGTAGAAAAGAGATAGCCAAACAAGAGATTGACCTTGAAAAAGACAAGGCAGATCAGGTAAAAGCTCTGCAAGATCAGGGTATCAAAGACAAGCAAGTATACGAAGCAGCACTCAAGGCCATAGAAGATAAGTACGCACAGGATCGTGCCAATCTTAAGAAAGAAGATGAGAAACTAGCCAAAGAATCAGCAGAGGTACAGGACGCTGCACTTAACCAAATAGCCGTATCAGCGGGTGCTGCTTTTGCATCGCTTGTAGCGGGCGGTGAAAGCGCAGGGGAGGCACTCAAAAAGGTAGTCGGTTCGACTGTTAGCGCATTGCTTGACTTGTATACACCATCTATTGTGGCCTTGTTTAGCTCGGTTATCCCTCCACCATTCGGACAAATCGCGGGCTTGGCAGCCGTGCAAGCGTTGAAGGCCCTGCTTAATTCCGCATTGTCGGGCTTTGAAGAGGGCGGTTACACAGGCAACGGCGGCACAAAGCAAGTAGCTGGTGTAGTCCACGGGCAAGAGTTCGTGATGACTGCCGAGACAACACGGAAGAACCGGGCGCTCCTTGAGCACTTGCATAGTGGTAAATCGCTTGAGTCTTTCCCTGCTTTGCAGAAGATGCTAGCAGATAACCAGATCAGCACGATACCAGTAACGGAGTTGCAGCTTATGCGCTCGGAGTTATCGGCAATACGGCAGCGTCTGGACTCAATGCCGAATGGCATACAAGGCAACATGGGCGTAGATGTGCAAGTAGGCATGGACACGTATCTTTACGAGCGCGACCGCTCACGAATGATTGCAAGAAAGTTGAGAGGATAAGATGCCAGCAAAGAGTAACTGGACAATGACGCTGTACGGCAGCAATACAGACACTACGACAACGGGCACAGATGCAACATACGGCGGTGCAACGGTAGCAATATCTGCGCTTACCACACCATCTAACAAAAGCGTCTATATCTTGGCTCCGCAGTTTGACTACGTGTTTAACACAGGCACGCTTGAAGATGTTAGTGGTACGGTGCTTGGCTTTACAGATCGGCGAATACAGTTTCAGATTGAAACTTATCCATTCAGCTACGACGCAACAGCGGTAACTCTTGAGCAGGATATGGAGGACATGATTGCGCTGCTGAACATCATCCGCGATTTTAAGTATCTATACCTTCGCGTCGATGGTGGTTCGCGAGCTTACCCAGCGGCAACGTATGTATATCCAGTAACTTTTACGTCCAACAACACGGCAATCAATAGCCAGTATGGTAACCGTAGATTAACGCTCACATTTCAGCATAGGAAACGAAGCTAATGGCACACTATCGCATTGCTCGTACTATGCCGAACGGATGGCAAGTGCGGCTGGACATGATAAGCTACGACGGCGCATTTGGTGACACAATCGTACCGTTGCCAGAGGTGGTATTGCTTGAGATGGGCGCACTAACCGCAGAGTTTGATTCGCTGCCCTATGGCCTTATGAATCCTGCAACGTTCTCATTTCGGCTTGTGTGGGATCAGCTACCCGATGCAATGCAGACATACCTTGAAGATGCTTTTACGGAAGATCCGTTACTGCTTTCAGGTTACAAACGTAATACGTGGTATCTATACACAGACCGTGGCACGAACGGTGCAACATGGACGCTTGAGTTTGCAGGATGTGAAGACAACGTAGAAGCACTAGAATTGCAGCCGCTCGATAACGGCTTTTTCTCATACAACGTAGAGCTTGTAGACATCGCGTATTACTGGCTCAAAACGATGAATGGCAAACAGTTCTTCAATGTGATAGGTTTGGGAATAGCCAAGATATTAAGTCAAGATATTGCAGCAGGGCCGAATGCTTGGCAGATAAGACTCAACCCAAGCAATCTCAACAACCGAGAGCAAGTACACGAGTTTTGGAGTGTCAACGCACAAGGAACATTTTTGTCCATCGGGAATTTAATGGACACGTTCTACAATTCGTCAAGCTACTTCGCCGAATCATTGACTCACGCCGCAAGTGGTACGTTTGATAGTACAAACGCTCTGCGTAACCTGATGAATCACGCCGTAGACTGGTATGCTCCTGCAAGTGTGCAGAGCTTGCCGCGCAATGCGGACAGTACAGCGTTAACAAATGCACAAATGTACGCGCTTGTAGAGATTACGCCGATAGGTGATGCCACGGCGATAGGCGGCATAATGGTGCAACAAGACAAGTACGGCATTGCCAATGCTAATACGACGGCATACGATGTGCTGCGTACGCTCTGCGAGCAATCGGGCGTGCGTGTTGGCTATCGCTTTACAACAAGCGGAACAGGATCAGGCACGGCAATAAACGTAGTATTTGACGTTAAGATGGTAACGGAAGGCCGCGATCATCCGAGCAACGTAGACGCTACGCTATCTTTGTCTAGTGCGCTCACATACTCCAGCATCACAAAGCGCGGCGATAACATCTTAAAAGCAGAAGTACGCTACGAGACCGAATCAGATCGCGACGCTACCGATATTGTCAAGGTACAGCGCGGGGCTAGGGCATCTCGAAGCATGAATATAGAGCCGCTATTGCACAACATGCCGGTTCATATTCAGGATAACAACCCAGATGACAGATGGCCCAAGTTCAAAGCACCTATAAAGCAGACTAACCAGCTTTACGTACGTGGTAATTACTACGGCGGATCGCCAAGTAACTTTATCAAGCTGCATGAAAAGACAAAAATTAGATATAGCAGCTCGCAATTTGTCGAAGTAGATCCTGACGGACTAAAGAACCCAGTGCCAGCTACTGATTTCAAGACGAATTCGCAAACTCAATCGACGTACTTCTTGCAGATCAATGACTGCCAAGTTAACGGATGTATCACGGCTGCCCTGTGCAACCTACTTCTGACGGTATTTAGCAATGAAAACAACGCTATTGTAGAGGTAGAGTGGCCTTTGAGCATAAGCAGTAAGGTGATGACGGACTACATAGCAGGCAAATTCGAGCTTACCAACGAAGCGGCAGACAAGTTTGATAACATCGCATGGGATAAGGCAATGCCAGTATCAATATCCGTTGACTTGATAGGCGCAAAAGCTACGCACCGCTATTATATGGTGAGCGCATAATGCCAATTAACGATCCAATCAAGAACCGCAAGGTAGCTCCAGCATCGCTTGCCTTTGAACGTGACCAAATGCGCAACGGTGCAATCTTCCAAGTAGGTACAACGCCAACATCGGTGACCTATCAAGAGATTGTCAATATCCGCTACGGCGATATTACGCAGCTCTATATCACTAACCAGTACATCCAGACGGACAATGACAAGCTAATGAAAGCAATGCACGAATCAGAGCATAGATCGAAGCATTGGGTATCAGACTACAAGCGTTCATTTCAATGGGACATAAAGCAGAATCAAGCATACCGAGTAAATGACTGGCAAATACTAGCATTTAACAACGAAGTGCTGCGGGCTATGGGCTGCTCCAATGGCGGCGTCGTAGCTGATGGTACGGCATACTGGCAATATCGCTGCCCTGAAGATGCGGCAGGTATCTACTGGGTATATGCTTACCTCAATTTTCAGTTTGCCAACAATGCCAACGTGTCAAGCTCGAAGCTCGGTCTATTCCTAAACGGCTCGCTTTACCGCATTATTGATAACGTAGACAATAACATGATGGGCGCAAACAAAATCATTGATACGCGCATGGGTGGCGGTGCTCACATACCGATGAGGACGGGCGATGTACTAACTATACGTATTTATGCCAAAGATAGTCTGGCTGGATTAGACGTAGCTTTGTATCCTACATCTGTTTACGGCTATGTGACTGGACACCGTGAGAACTGCGACAATATCGAGATATACAACAACCCAGTAACTGGATTCCTTTACCAATTCAACAACAACGAATGAGCTGCTTACCAAATACACCTGTCGCGCCTAATCTTTTAAGCGCAACTAACTCTAGCGATCTCGGATGGATCGATCTAACCAGCGTATCAACAAGCTCGCTGTCGCAATACTACCCCGTATCGAATACGGTGATAACGTTTGAAGGTACGGCGAACACGACAAACCAGCACATGATCTTGCGGCAGCTTGAGATAGAAGAGACTGCTAGCAGTAGCGCCAATATCAAGAAAGCTCCGCTGCATGTTTACCTTTATACAAACAGCTCGCCGAGTACGCCAACGCTCGGAGCGGTCTTTAATGGCAGCGTAACTGATCTTGTGGCTGTCGTGCCAGTAGCGCAGGCGGACTATGTTCGCGTAAGCGATACTAAATGGGTAGCACGCGTTAATCCTGCTCGCTATTACCGTACGGGTGTGGGCTCTACGGCGGGCTTCTTGTACGGCATCGTTATATCCAACAACGGAGCTAGTCTTCAATATGCAGCATCGGCAGCGTTGCGCTTGAAGGTGATAACGGAAGCAGGGACAGCACTATGATAGACGTTGAAGAACTGATTGAACAGCTCAAAGTAATTGCATACGATGACATCCCACCGGTACGCCGGGCGCAGCTATTGCACGTTATCGTTTATTTGGAGCAATGGGCGAAAGATCACAACGTAAGGGCTAACTGATGGGTAATAAAGCAGTCCGGCTAACTGACGAAGAATACGAAGCGGTCGCAGCTATGCGGGCCGAGCGGCTCAAAAAGATGAAAACCAACAACACCAACATCCAGCTTGGTATTGCTAGGGCAGAATCTAGCTATACCGAGCAGGCCGTAACCGGTGCCGTATTTGGTGTTGAACCGGAGCCAGTCGCTCCGCTTGCAGGGGAGCTACGCGAAGATGAGATAACAGATTTGTCTACGTGCAACAAGATCGGCGTAATCTCGGATGCTCATTGGCCCTTTCACGATCTGCGCAGGGAAGCAGACGGAACGTATAGCGGCGCATATTTGACCGCTATCGAATGGCTGCGCAACTGCGAAGTAGATACGCTGCTTCTAAATGGCGATATGATGGACTGCTATAACCTTTCTTCGCATGAAAAGGTAGAAAATAACCGCTCGTGGAAGTGGGAGCTGGACGCCGCGCGTACGATGGTTAAGCATCTGCGGCAATTCTTTGGCGATAAGGTGCGGATCGTCTACCGCGAAGGCAATCACGAGGAGCGACTCAAGCGTTACCTAGCACAGAAGGCCAAAGAGTTAGAAGGCACAATCATTCTAGAAGAGATGCTCGGATTGCATGAGCAGGGTATAGAGTGGGTAGACGAGCGGGCAAAGGTTAAAGCGGGCAAGCTATGGATAGATCACGGTCACGAATGGTTTGGGGGCGGTGGAGTTAATCCAGCGCGTAACGACCGCATGAAAGCCGTAGATAATGTGATGGTAGGGCATGTACATAAGACGTCCACAGACCTATTTAGAAGGCCGCTGGACGGCACTTTCATAGCTGGATGGTCTGTTGGGTGCTTATGCGATCTAAATCCCCGCTATGCGCCTCGTAACAACTGGAATCATGGCGTAGCTTTGGTGGAGTTAGAAGCGCAGGGTAACTTTACCGTTCACAATAAAGTAATCCTGCAAGGGGTGGTGCGATGACTCCAACATCTTTTAAGCTAGGCGGCAATACATGGCGCGTTAAGCTGCAAAAGTCAATCGTTGTAGTGACCCCTGCGGGCGAAGTACAGCATCTCTACGGCGAATGCAACATAGACACCTACACGATTAGGATTGCTCGCACAGTCGAAG